TTGGTGTTGAACGCCCCTGCCCGGTTTCCTTCATTCTCCCTAAACGCGCCGAACCTGTTTTGTTCGTTCATCGCGTATCCGGCCATCGCGTTCCCGTAGTTAGCCGCATAGGCATTGAAACGGTTCTCCTCGTTGGCGTCATAGGTGTCACGCATCCGGCCATAGACGTTCCCGTACTCCTGGGACGCCGCATTCTGTCCGTAGTCGAGGATGTCCTTGAGCGTGCCACCGGTATTCGTCACACCGCGTGCGGCACCGCTCCGTTCCAGGGCGTCCTGACCCTGTTTGAGCCGGAACTGATAGGACGGGTCTGCCGCCATGTCCGCAGCGGTCGGAGCCTCGAACGGGGTCGCCGCCTCGTATTCATCACGCGAAAACGGAACAGCCCCTTCATACGTCCCTTGCTGATACGGGGTGGCCGTACGGTAGGGGTCGCCCGCGAACGGGGTCGGTGCCGCATAGGCCGGCGGACGATACGGAGCTGGTGGGACATAGGCTTCGGGGCTGTATGTCGCAAGCGGGTTGTAGGGGGTGATCATATTCCCCATCGTTCCGCCACCGCCGCCTGGACCCATCATGCCGCCACCACCACCTGGCCCCATGCCAAAGGGATTCGGTGGAGCGGCCAGAACGGGAGCTGACAAAGGGTTGTCTAGTCCGGGGACTTGTCCGCTATCATCCCCGCCAACGCCAGTGTCAGGAATATCGCCTCCCGGATCTGGAGATGACACACTATCGCCCGAACCGGCACCCCACCAGAATCCCCCAGAGGTGTCACCCGCTTGATCGGCACGCATCAGCACGTCGACTTCGTAGACCGGGACGCCATCGCTTTCGATTCCGTTGAAATTGATCTTGTCTTTGCCGTCGAAGGTGGCCCCAGGGAAGCGATCTTGAAACTCCGCACTCTTCACCATGGCGTCGATCTCTGACGGCTTGGTCAGCCCAGCCAGAAATCCGCCAGTGTCATACTTCATGCTGCCGTGGTTAGATTCCCACTTGGTCTGGTCGAATCCTCCTGGTGCCTGACCGGTGCGCGGAGGAGGTGCCCCAGTATTCCCCGGCCCTGCGGCGGCCTCTTTCAGCCGGTTTCCCTCATGCGCTACGCCACGTAACCAGCCTGGGAGTCCCCCAATCCCCGCATCTCCCCACTCGTTCGTGCCGTCCCACCATGCCTCGAACTCCTCATCTGACATCTCGCGATCAAGATGTTCGAGATACGCAGCCTGCATCTGACCTTTTGCGTCTGCCTTCTCAGGGTCTGCATTGCCGCCGGTAGTCTGGGATGCGCTATAAAGTCGAGCATCCTCGGAGTTCTGTATTACGCCGAGGGCGTGCCGGACATTCGCGGGAGCAAAATATCGTCCACCAGATAAATGGTTTGCGATGTCCTGCGGGGTGGCGTCTTTGCCAAGGTATGTCCTGTAGGCGTCCTGTATTTGTGCGCTCGCAGACTGGTAGGTGTTGCCGCCCTGACTTGACGCCGATCCTGTGGCTCCAGTTCTTGGCGGTATGGTCGTGTTGCGGACTTCGGGAGTTGGGTCATACGAACCAGCCCTTCGACCGCCAGCGTAGGGGTCATATTCAGGACCACTCGTTTGGTCATCTGAGAACCCCTCTGGAATCATATTGCCCATAGTCTGGTTAGACTGATTCCTGTTTGCTGCATCTCGGGCCTCTTGATCCCGAATGGCTTGAAGCCTGCCCTCTTCTACACGGTCGGCTTCATCCCGGTCGGCTTGCGCCTGTGTTTCTGCGTCATCTTCAAGTTTGCGTTGGTAGGCTTGACCCTCACCAGAGTTTTGGATCGCATTCAACCAGTCATCGAGTCCACCGCCATGGAATCGACCTGTCGCCCATCCCTCTACGTCCTCTTCTGACGCATCACGGCCGAGGTAGTCCAGGTATGCCTGCCGAATTGCGGCCCGATCTCTATCACTCGCCATGATGTTCTCTCTTTGTCTCGTTAGACCAGACGGTTCGCGGGGTCATTCGGATCAGTGAAGTCCGTGGGGTCTTCCACATAGTCGGGCAGGACCGGCGCGGTCAGTCGCAACGCATCGGGCTCGACGTACGCCGACAACGCCTTATTGGGCATCCCCATCATCTGACGCATCACGTTGTATTGACGCTGGTTCGCCCCATACCGTTTGTCTGTGCTACGCCCCCGCGATAATTCGGACGCTCGCGTGTTGAACGAGGTGTCTCCGAATCGACGGAAATCGTTCATGCCCTCGGCTCGCGACAGTCCGTAATTCTGTCGATCCGCCCACTGCTTGGACTCACGGTCGATGCGGGACTGATTCCGCGTGTAGGCCAGTTGGTCCTCGGCTGTCTGACTCTGCAATTGAGCCGCACGATTGGCCGCGTCAGTCTGGAGTCGTGCGGCTCGACCGGCAGCACCGCTTTGCATCTTGGCAGCGCCGAGTCCGGCAATAGTCGTTCCAGCGGCGGCTGCTGCTCCAGATGCCCCAATGCCTGTGGCTAGACCGGTTCCCAATGCTGTGATCAATCCCATCTCTATACTCCCTGCTTGCTAAACACGGTCTGCACTAACCGGGCCGTCTCGCCGTGGCCGTAGTTGTCATACAGTGACCGTGAGTGGAAATACCCCGCCGGAAACAGCACGACGCGATTGAACCGGGCCTTGACGTGTTGCCGCAGCGACCATTGTGGTGTATCTCGCCATGCGGCTTCCTCTTGTGCCATCGCCACGTCCGAGTCGGCGTAGCTTTCAGTGACACCTGACCAGCCGTGCTGCCAGAAGTCTGTGCCATCGCCGTCTGGTGGGGACGGGTTCAAATAATAGAGCGCGGTCCAGTCCCCCATGCCCCTATCGGTATGGACAAAGTTCGGCTCCTGTTGCCCCTGTGGGCTGTGTCGCAGGAATGACAGTGTCGCCGTGAGGTCTGGGCGCACATCCCGCAACCAGTCTACGATGTCCGTCTGGCGACACGCCGCGAACCCATGCCACTGCTCGCCGCCGATTTCAAACGTCTGGAATGTATGGGCCAATGCCAACGCACGATAGGCTTCTGGGTCCGGCAAGACATCGTCATAAACGTGGATGTCAGAGACCACGTCGGTGCCAAGAGCGACAGCCTCTTCCGGCTCAAGAAGTGCCGTAGTCATGCGTTCAGCGCCTTCTGATAGCCCGTCTCGATGCGCGTGAATCCCATACGGTCATAGAACTGTCCGACGCGCTCGGTGGGGGCAATCATCTGGAGTGTCTTGGCCCCGCGCACCATAGCCCACGATTCCGCCGCCTTAAGGAGTCGCACGCCATCACCACGATGCCCAGGCGTCACCCACCAGAAGACCTCCCCGGCGCACAATTCCCCCGACAGAAAATGGACTGTGCAGAGAATCCCGATCATGCCCACCAGTATGCCGTCTCGCTCAAGGACCAGGATCGCGCCGGACTCATGGTCAATCAGATTGCCCGCAACAATCGCCATCTGCTCGGGGTTTTCGCGCAGGACATCCCGATACATCTCTGTCTGGGCGAATTGCTGACCCATCGCCACCAGGGCCGGCACATCCTCCATGGTCGCCGGTCGAATCACGCGACCTGTTCGCAGGACACGTCCAGGCTGTATTGCATCGTCGTGCCCCCCGCAGTCGCACGTGTCGTCGCATAAGTTATCGCGGTCGCCTCGTCCACGCGGGCTAGGACTGTCAGACTCGACACCGTCGCGGTCGTGTTGCCGGTCATCGCGGGACTCGCCGTGGTGCAACTCACCCCCCCTGAGGTCCATCCGAACGTCACGATCAGGGAGGAGCTGGTGGTCGCCGCCCGTGAGATCCGTGCCGACATCGAGAGTCGATACAGTCCCGGTGACACCGACAGGATCGGGAAGCTCGTGGTGCTGATCGACGCCGCTTGTGTGGACGCCTTTGCGCTCGCCAAAACATGTGCCGTGGCGTTGATCCGGTCGGCCAGGGACAGGAGCCAATACCGCATCAGCAGTGTAATCCGTCCCGAAATCCGTCCATTCGTCACGTTCTGCTCGACCACGATGGCCGGCGTCGGTGCGAGTTGCTCCATGTGTCATCCTCTCGGACCCTGTATATTCCTACCCTCGACATTCGCGCCGACGAGACGCCATGGGATCGGGTCTGAGACCGACAGTTCGGGCACCCAGACGCGGTCAGAACTCGCCAAACGTGTCCAGTAGACCCGCGTATTGAACTCGCCTTGTTTGCCCGCAGAGGCCAATTGTGTGGCGCTCCACCGCTTCAAATCCGTCGAGGTCCGCATCATCATCTGTGGGTCCACGCCCTGGCCTGTCGCAGTGCCCAGTCCCGGCTCGAGCAGCACGGTTAGACGCGAGACAAAGAGTCGCCGTCCTTGACCAAGCCACAGCGGTGGAGGGACACGCACGCGGCGAATCACGTCCCCATTGCACTCGGTAGCGAAGTCGGTGTCCATGGTGCAGATCAGTCCCGAGGTGCGGTCACCCACGAGATGCTGTCCGAACGCATAGCAGTGGCTGCGCGGACCCCAGAGGTCATAGTCACCGGCGCTACTGTCCCAGACACCCCGTTCGTGCCACAAGCCCGTCGCAAGGTCGAACACCCACGTCGCATTCGCACTGGGGAAGGTCAGGCAGTAGAACGTGTGGCCCTGGTCGCTGTAGACGACCGCCTCTGCGTCCTCGATGGTGCTCGTGCGGGCATACCCGGCGATAGCTGTCTCAATGGCATACGAACTGATGCGCTGTGGTTCTAGCCCGGTCGCCGCCACCACAACCCCGGCCCCCTCGGCTGTCTGTGAGAGCCAGATCATCGTGTCGTTGGCGAGCTTGACCGAATATGGTGCAGGCGTGCCATAGCCGAACACTGACCCCGGCACAGGCGCGAACGGGAACGGGCTGGTCCCGGCGTCATACCAGACCTCGCCCGTCTGCTCACCAATCAGCCAAATCTGCCGGTTGCCGTCCACGACCATCGCTTTCCAGGGGTCTGGGGCAATGCTGCGCTGGGCATACTGCGTGGCGTCCCAGCTCGCGCCGTTGTTCAGGGCGGAAATGTAGAATTTGGAAGCGCCTGCGTCGAAGGACAAAAAATACCCGTCGATCATCCCGACCATGGTGCATTTGCCGGCGAGGGTGCCAATGCTCGCGCTGAGCGTATTGCTCGCGATGGTCAGCAGGTAGGCGTTGGTCCCAGACCCAATGAGAAGCTGACCGCCTGCGTCTCCGTTGCTCGCAATCGAGGCTGGATTCGGGTCGTTGACGACGGTGCCGCTCGTGACTACCGCCGCCGAGTTTGTCTCGTAAATCTGGTAGACGTGCGGACCCACAACGGAATAACACCGCCCCGCCATCGCGAACAGAGCGCGACAATTCAGGTCATTGACGGTGACATACTCTTCGTAGCCTGGGCACGGATAGAGGGCCGCGCTATGGGGCGATGCCGACGCCTGCGACTGCTCTGGGTACCAGTTGACCGTGCGTTCGCAGTCAGCCCACGGACTCTGGTCCTCGTTCGACCCGTAGATGAAACCTGGATACTGGGCCATTACGTATCACTATAGATGTTGTAGTGCGGTCCTGCCCCTCCAAAGATCAATCCTGCGACCCCGCACGACATATCGCTGAGCCGCTCGTTCGCCCGCTTGATGTCGCCCTTGCTCTCTGCGGCAGCTTGTTGGAGGTCAGGAGTCAGTGGTGAGTCGAACGCACTGGCGAGTTCTTTGGCGAGATTGGTCCGCAGGAACCGGCGATACCCAGGCGGCAGCGCAATCGTGTCGCTGATCGCTGAGAATTCACTCACCGGAACGAGCGTGTAAATGACCCCCTGCAACGTGGTGCTTGTGGGGATCGGCCAGAGATAAATTAATCCCAGGCCAGATGCGTAGGTCGGGTTGTAGTAGACCGACTGCGGATAGACCGAGGTCAACGCCTTCTGCGGAATACCGTCATAGGCATCCTCGGTCAGCGGAGGGCCAAGGTTGTATTCAATCGTCGGCGTGACACTCGTGTCTTGGAACCCGACGTTATCAATCGCTGTCGGACCCGTGGGTCGCGCACAGTTGATGACTCCACCGGTCCCAATGGTGTAATTGCTCGCGGTCGAGATCGTCCAGATCGTCCTCGCACGACTATAGACCGTCAGCCCCTCAGTCGCGAGGCTGTCGATCCAGTCATTGAGCCGAGACAGTCCGTAGGCCGCGTCATTCGCTGATGCGGTCTCTCCCACCTGCAACACGCGCAGGTCTTGCAGGCTTGCGGTGATCAGTTCGCTGACGGTCATGATTAGACCTGATAGAGCGCATTCATCAACGTCGCTGTCGTACTCGTGCTGTTCACCCGAATGCACTTCAAGGGCAGCACCGTGCCGGCAAGCACTGTAAAGGGCGCAGAACTCCCGTTCTCGAAGATCGCCACCACTACACCAGCACCTCCCACGAAGAGGGCATCAGCCGGAATCGCCTTGGTCGAGGCACTGGCGCTATACGTGCTGCCGTCAAAATTGACGGTGTCGCTCTTCGTGATGACGACCGACTTGTTGTACGTGCCGCTGGCTTGGGCCATGTGCTATACCCCTGTTTTGCGTGGACGACCGCGCTTCCGCTTCTCTGGCACTTCCGGCACCTGTCGATGGGTCGCGTCATCCGCCTGTTTGGCTTCGGCTTTTGCAAGATCGCTACTGCCCTGCTCAGCAAAGTGTCGCTGGGCCGTGACTTCGGCAATCGAGCGCATGTCGTGTTCGTACTTCTCGATAGCCTTGTCTGGGCCAATAGACCATCCGGCCTTCACGGCCTTCTCTCGCTCTTGGTCGTTTCGCACAATGAGCTGACACGAACGTGAGAATGCTTCTCCGTCTGCATCGCCCACTGTCGCGAGGGGATCGCCGCACATCACCTTCCCGTTGTCTCGCTCAAACGCCTTGAACACCATCAACGGATACTCTTCAAATCCGTCAGCGTTGAATCCGCCATGCCGCTTGGTGGTATTCCAGCGTTCGTTCTCTCGGGAGTAATCGCTCTCAGGGTTGTGGACAATCGCCATGTATGCCTCGTGAAAAAACGGAGGGGGCCGCGTGCAAAGCGAACCCCCTCCTACGTGTTATTACGCTACACCGCCTGTGATGTTCGTGACCGTCCCCGACATCGGAGTCGCCACAAACGAGTTCCACAGACCATTCGCCGCGACTGCTTGCATGGCAATCGGAGCTGCCGAGTTGGTCGTGATCACGTCATACGAGGTGCCCGCGCCGGACAGTCCTCCCGTGAACGTGAGTGTGTGGGCTGCGACACCATTCCCGATAATCATCAGGACGGTGCCATCCATGTCCTTGGTCGGGACCGGGATGGTCAGCGCAATCACGCTGGTCCCGTTGAGGATGACACGCAGGTCCGTGCCCGCAGCCGGGAGCGACAAGGTGCCGGTGGCCGTAATGCTCTGGACCACCGTCGCCCGTGACGCTTGGTAGCCGATGATTTCCTGCGCGGCAGGCGTCGAGAAGTCGGCCGCGTCTCCATGCGTCAGATTGCTTGTGATGACGTGTGAGACCGTGGCAGACCCGTTAACGCCCCGTAGGACATCGACCGTGGTGCCGGACGTGTAGTTCTGGGCGACCTGCATGACTTCTTGGTCTACCAGGACAAGGCGTCCCGCATCGAACGAGGTGGCGGAGGCGACGACAACAGACGTGTCATCGACGGCGACCGCTGAGGCGAGCGTCGTTGTTGCTAGTGCCATGGTGTTAACCCCACACTCTGGACGCGAGACGCGCCTGGATAGTCGCTGCGCCGATCAGGATATCGAGCCGGCTGGGATTCTGGTCCGTGCCGATTTGATACTGCTCAACCATGCGAATGGAAAATCCGAGTGCCTTGGAACGCACCGTGGTGGACTCTGCGCCCGCGCCGGGCTTCATCAGGTCGGCCATCACGAACGCGAAGGCGTCGGGGTGATAGAGAAAGGACTGCGGACTGGTGGTCGCGGACAACGTGCCACCCGCAGCAGCGGTTGCGCCCAGGACGGTAATGACCGCGTCATTCGCCGGGGAGGCATCCACCGTCTGGAGCTGACCAGAGGTGATGATGCTCGGGCTAATCGGCAAGGTCGCCATGACACCACTTGCGTCAGAGGTGGTGGCGGTGACCACGAACTGCTGCAAACGTCCCGTGGACGAATACGACAGTGGGTTGACCGAGTTCACACCAGCAATGGTAAAGACATCACCCTTGTTCAGTGTGGTGGCACCCGAGGCCCAGCCGTTCGTGGCAATCGTGCTGCCGGTCTGACTGGCTCCATTGATCAGCGGGGTGGAGGCGGTAAAACTGCCGGTCGTGTGCGTCGGTCGCACCGGATCCTGCAACCACTTGTCCACGCCAAGCTGACGGCGTCCGAACATGCCCTCTTCGTAGTTCTCCGCAATGACGGCAGTCGGGTTGAAGAGCGAGCTAGTGGTGTTTGCCAGCGTGCTCATCGCCAACGGATCCAACACGGCGACTCGGCCCTTGAGCGGGGTCGAGAGGTCGGTCAGTTTCACACCCGCCTGGAGATACGTCAGGGTCGCGCTGGGCGTGGTTCCTGGCGTGCCGACAGACGAGTAGATGTCCCGATAGACCGCATTGAACGCGAGCACTTCAGCCGCATTCGCGAGGGCTTCAGAACCGGGGTCCACATACCGCGACCGAATGTTATCGAGTTCGGTCGTGGCCTGCTGACTGGAGTAGCCGAACGCCACGTTCTTCTGATTCGTCAGCGAGATCGGGACGGTCTGGTCATACAGGTTCTGGAGCTGGAGCGCCTGACCGTCCGTGACGGTAAACCGCTGCGGCAGTCGGGCATTGACGGTATTCCCGACTTTCGCGCCGGCAATTTCATACTGCGAGTCATACGTCCTGTTGACGTTCGCAAGGAACACGAGCTTATTGATAAAGCCGCGTGCGACTTCCTTCGTCGTCCAGGATGGTGTCGCTAGGGTATTAGCCATTGATCATCCTTGTCCGGTTACAGACGACCCGCTTGCCGATCTGCCGCGTTCATACGACGGAAATGCTCATCCATCGACAAATCGTCGGTGATCTCAAACGGGTCTTCCACGGGAGGCGAAGTCCCCAGCGGCTTGATGGGGGCTTTCGCAGAACTGACGACTCGGGCTGGGCCGCTTTTTTCAGTGGACGAGGCAGCTTCGAGTCGGGCTTCCAATTTCCCCATTTCCCGGTAGGTTTCAGCCGGGTGCAGCGTGGAGATGCGCTGAGCGTCATTCGGATTCGCGGAGAGCCATTGCAGGATTTTCACGCCCTGCTCGCTCTCCATCGCCAAGTGCTGCATCGGCAGCGACATCGGCGTATCAAGATTCAAGGTCTCATCAAATGCGGGATTCGCTTCTCTCGCATCGTTCAATGTCTGTGACCAGCGGTCGAGTTGCACCTGCTGCTGCTGCGCGACCTGCCGTTGCTCGTGGGCCGCACGCTGCTCACCTTGCTTGGCGTCAGCCACAAACTCAGCCAGGGCCATGGAGTAATCCTCATAGGCCGAGAACTGGTCAACTGTGGGGACACCGGGCATCTGCTTGAACCGCGACCAGCTTGGCGCCTCTTCCTGGGCTGGCGCGGGCGGGGCTGCGGCCGGCGGGGGGACTGCCTGCGCGAGTTCCTGCACCCGCGATTCGGCAGCCACGGCCCGTCGTTCGGCTTCACGTTGCTTGGCGACGGCAGACTTGACCGCTTCGGCTGGGTCGTTACGGCGTGAGCGTTTCTTGACGGGCGCAGGCGTATCGACAGCCTCAACCGCTGTGGCGTCTACCGCCGGCGGGGGGTCGTCTTGGAACGCGGTCTCGATCTGTTCCACGGTCTCGTGGTTGGAATCGATGGTGATATCGCCGTCCGTGACCTGCCCTGGCTCAGTATCCATACGCTCGTCATTAAAAGGGGGGACAACGCAAAAAAGGGCGGTCCCAGGCTTTGCAGCCCAAAACACGCCCCCAAATCGTGTGTCCCCTTGTCGCGTTTACCCCGCTGGGGAGCGGTTGTCGGCACGGGAATCAGTCGTGCCCAAGTAAATGCGTCAGTCTGTCAGCCCTGCATAAATATCACACCTGCAACGGTAAAGCGAGGACGTGCCGCGACGGCGCCCTTTTTGGTATACTGACCCCTGCTGGGGCGCCCGACTACGCCTCACCCGCTCATCCAGACGACCCGAGGGGCACGGCCCTGTGACGGTCACCAACCGGCCCCGAGTCGGTGGTTCTCCCGCGCATGATGAGGTGTTATGTCTGCTCCCCGCCGACCGTCCCGCTCTATTGACGAGATCATCCATGACTGGAATATCGACCAGTTTGGCCCAGACACTGAAACATTCCCCCCCCGCCGTCTCCATGACGAGTACGGCCGCTGCTGGCCACACCAACATAAAAACATCGACGTTGGCCGCATTGACGACATCATCGCCCGCTACGTCAGTGACAATGATCCGTTAGGCGCAGACTGGTTCCGGCGTCTCAAGACCTACGGAGGGGACCGCCGTCTGATGCTTGAGACTGAGCGCCGACACCCAGTGCAGCCAGCACCGCCGTCAGCGGCAGACCACGTTTCGTCGCAAACGCCTGCATCGCGGACAACCCGCCCTCCTCGTACACGGCGCGAATCTCCTGAATAAGAGGGTTCGTCGTCACCGATGGATTTCGCACCGCTTCAGTGGCGTCCCGCTTCCGTACTAGCGTGGTCTGCCGCTGAAGTTCGCGTTCGGCTCGTGACCCTGGCTCGGGCAGGTATTGCCAATATTCCTGCCCGAGTGTTTTCTGCCCCCAGTCATTGTCGATATAGAAGCTACTGAAACGGCCGTTCTCACGTTTCGCCTGTAGGGCCTTCGCCACCTGCCTCGATGCTGCATCGAATTGCTTTAGGTTTAATTTACTCTCGGGGAGATTCCCAAGGCGAAGACCCTGCCCTGGAATAAACACCACCGCCACGGCGTCATTCGCCCCAGCGGCCCGTGTCATAATTGCGTCAGCCTGCTGCATCTCAGCGACAGTGGGGGTGCGCCCGAGGGTGAGCTCCGCACCGCGCATCGGCCGCTTGTAGATATCCGGCTCAGACGCGACTATCGCATTGTATTCTTTCTCTGTCGGAAATTGCGTAAGTCGTGACCCAGCACCGGCATCCTGGGAGTGTAGCCACGCATAGCCGCCCTCTATCCGCGTGGCTCTGGCCATCGTCGGAGGGAAAACCTCTGTGCCTCCGCCAGGAGCTGGCGAGTGCCCCGCCACGATAGAGGCTTGATACCCTCGAGACGTTTCGCCTTGATACACCCCAGGCCCTTCTCCGCTACGTGTCCCCACGGGAACGCGCCCTTCTACCGCTAAACGGGAACGGCCTTGGGGGTCGGTGTCAATATCGAATTGGTCACGGGCATAGTCTTCAAGCGCATCGCCCTCTAAGCCTTCGAGATGTTGCGCTGTCCTCCCTGGGATCGCTTCGCGTGAAAGTTGCATCTCGCGTTTTTTGAACGCCGACGCAATATCAACCACGTTAGCCCCTGGTTTGAGCTTTCCTGCCCTGATCTTCGATCCCGTCCACGCCGCCGCCTGGAGGTGCCCTGTCGTCCAATCTGAACGGCCACTCAGGTTCTCCCTATTCGCCTTTGCGATGGCTTTTTCCGTCATGCTGTCCATCCAGCGGTGCTGCGTGGAAGACGCGCCCGCCCGCAGCGGTGAGCCGTCAGCGTTTTGATACCCCCACGCCTCCATGTCCCAAATGTCATGGACTGACCGTGGAGAATCGACCTCTGAAAACCCGCCCCCCAGTTGGATCTGTTGTGAAAAGGGGAGGCGCTTTTGTCCGGTAACCTCGCCGCCCTCACGTAACGCCTGCACCGCTGCGCTATCCCGTGCGGGGAATCTGCCCGTAGAAACTGGGATACCGGATTCCAACTGCTCTACCCCTTGCAGGGCAAAGCCTGTATTCACGTCCACCATCGTCGCCGGCGAGGTAACCGCCACCACGTCGGCCATTTCACGCGCCCGTGGAACATCGTCACCCATCGCAAATAACGTCGCGGCGCCACTTGTGTCATACCAGTCCGCACCCTTCTCACCCTCCCTCGCTAGGGCTAGATAATGATTGAGGCGCGTACGCTCATGCGCTGCCGTTGCCACGTCCGATGGAGCACCTTGGTAACGTCGAGCGCGACTCGGTGCGTTGACCGGGTCTGGCGTGTCACTCCGTGTGTGCCCACGCCGCACGCGCCGGCTGGGAACGTAGTCCGCGCCGAGCGCGAGTGCTTGAAGCTCCATGGGGGCAATCGGCTCGTCTATGGTATCCCTGATGGCTCGCACAAACTGCTGCGTGACCGGTGACAACCCCTCGGGTGACGAGAGTCTCGCATCGAGCATGTTCTGAGACAGGTGACGATTCAACTTGGTGTAAGCGTCAACACGGGGAAACTGCGCGGCAATCTCCTGTGCCACAAGAGCACGGTCTGGTTCTCCCATTGTCTTAAGGAGTCGGCGGGCCCTAATCCCTCGGCTTGCGGCACTGCCAGTTTCTGTCGCTGCCTTGACTGTCCGGCGCAATAAACGTCCGGTGCCCAGGGCTGCCCCTAGGACTGCTGAGCTGCCAGGGAAGACCAAGTCCTCGGGTCCAACCAGGAGATCCGCCATGGTGGCGCCGGTCTGCAACCACTCCGGTGCGTCACGCGCTTCCGCTATGGACCGCCACGTCGGCGGGTTATTTACCAGGTCAGGGATGTCTGGATCTGTCTCGCCAGTCGCCAGGTCAAACAGGGCTCCGGCTGTCGCGGGGAGCGCCCCGGTCGCTGCTTCTATCCCCCCCCATGGACTAATGCGCGGGTCGGTCGGGAGCCCCTGTTCACGCAATGCGTCCTGCACATCCGGCGAATATGGGTTGTCACCGATAGGCTGAGTCGCCACGCTCGTCGCCACGTTCAAGACATCCCGTCCGAGATCAGGCACCGTGTAATGGTCAGGCCGTGGGCTCGGGCGGTTCTCGGCGGCGGGTTCATCAAACAAGCTATAGCTTCGGGGGAGCAGAGACACGACCCCTTCTCGTCCGGCCTGTCCGGCACGCGTCATCGCAAGATCGGACTCAAACTGGCTGGGCGGGGGCGGGGCCTCGGGTTGCATGCTCACTGAGGCCGTTTGCCAGGGCTCCCCTGCCGGCGCCTGTTCCACGCGTTGCAGCACGGCCTGGACTTCTGGGTCATCACGGTCGAGTCGCCGGTCATGCACGGCCTGGAGCAGCTCACGGTCGTAATTCGAGAGCCGAAAGCGCGGCCGTTGTCTAGTGCGCGGTGGTGGCATGGTTACCGTCTTCCCTGCTGCTCACTGAGGGCCGCAGCATATGCCTCATTCTCTTTCAATGTGCGAAATTTACCGAGATGGCGACCCGTGTCCCGGTATCTGACCTCTGCCTCGGCCCCGCTGTGTCTTTCTCCGTCATAGATAGAAGGCGCGAGCACCCAGGGACTCAATGGATCATCAGGGTCTTCTTGGAACGTGATGCTGTAAATCGTGCCCGTGGCCGGTTCCCCCTCATCGTCTGTGAAATTCACGACTGGGCGCGTCTTCAAATCCATGATGTTCCCTGGCTCGATAAGCCCAGGCGTGCCGGAATCCCTCCCGACAATGTCTGACATCCGGCCTTGATACGGTGCTTGTCCTGGCATCACTGACCCTCGTCAATCGGCGTCATATCAATCGAGAGCACCGTCGCCGGCTGGTTCGCGTCGGCCTTTTGGAGCTCCTGGGCCGCTTCTTTCATCGTGTCTCTCGCGGCCATTTCCTCGATGTGCTCGTGCTCGGTGACATCGTGCAGCATCTTGGTATTGCTCGACAATTCGGATTCCGCGAGTCGCGTGTCCGATTTCAACCGGGCCTCGGCCTCATCGGCTTTAATTTTCATGGCCGTGATGGTCAATTCGGTCTCGTTCCGCATCCGCTCGATTTCGATACGCATCCGCTCGATTTCGATCTTGGCCTGGTTGTCCATCTGCGCCCGTTGCGCCTGCGCCTGGAGCTTCTGCCCCTCCTGCTCGATCAGTTGGGTCTTCTCGTCCAGGGCCTTGGTCAATTGCTCGACCATTTGTCCCGATTCTTGCACCTGCTGCTGGAGCATCTGGGGGTCTGGCCCGTCTGCCTCATCCTGTAGTGGCGGTGGCAGCATCTTCTTGACGCGCTCTGAGGCTTCGAGATGGCCCGGGAAGTCACGGAATTTCAGGTAGATATCGCCGAGGATGGGGAACAAAGATGGGTTGCCCTGGAACAACTGTCCCAGCTCGTCGGCGCCCTCTTCACGTCGGCTCTTGTAGCTGCGTCCAATCGTG